ATTTTCTCAAGCGTATTAGTTCTTCCATAGAAGGTGTACCAGTACCTATTGGAAGACTCTCAGAGGATAGTATCTTCAAGTCATTACATTGCAATTTGGCGTCGAAAACCACTTCAAAGCAGGAAGTGTCTGTTTCTTGTATGGAAACCGCACTTCATGAGTGGTTTGCTTACGGTCGCGAGCACTACGAAATGCGCCGTGAGCAATTGACAAGAGTAGCATACGCTGCTGGTCTGTGCCCCACGAAGGCGTTCGTCTCTTATGACGATCGCCTGAAGATGTGGCACGAAAAGTATGCTTCGTAGTGTGATTCTTTTCACACTACAACTCTTATGGCACCATTATGATGGTGTATCTTCTTCTTATATGGAATCTTGTGAAGAAGATTATGTTTCATGCCTGGATACCATTGGTACATCGATAGGCTTGCATGTTATATATTTTAGATTTCTTTTAAAAACATAAAAATTTTATATATGTACGTATTTTATTAATTGTTTTCATTTTTTCCTGTTATGTTAAATAATACCCCTTTGATGGGAAGGAGAATGCCTGAATCTCAAAATTCGGGGAGTGAGGGAGACTCTCAGAATCTCCAAGTGTCGGATGACGCGTACCGATTAATGGTCGGTTTATCGATTTGTACAATTGCCATTGCATCTATACTACGAAGTATTTTCCGTAGTAAAGGTGAAATTGTACCTCACGCATCAGAAATGGAATCTATGCAAGATGAGGGCCCAGAAGAGGGCACCCCTGCTAGTTCCTTAAACGCACAGAATGTTAAATTTACTGATGCACACCCTGGTTTCGTTGATGATCGAGGATGGACAAATTCCGATCCATTGCGAAACTCCACGCTTATGCAAGATGCTACGCTAGAGAATTTCTTTTCGCGGCCTATCAAAATCGCTGAGATTGAATGGCCTGTGAATGCTTCTCTTTATAATGTAATTGATCCGTGGACGCTATATTTTGAAAATAAGCGTGTTATTAATCGTATTACAAATTATAAGCTGATGAAAGCGAATTTACGAGTTAAAATAATGTTGAATGGAAATTCTTTTTATTTTGGTCGTATAATAGCATCTTATCAACCCTTACCATTTCTGGATAACACAACAAAGATACGTAATGGTATTCAGGCGGATATTGTGGAAGCTTCACAGCGACCACATGTTTTCTTAAATCCGACTGAATCCCAAGGAGGAGAATTATTTCTACCATTTTTCACTCCTTTAAATATGCTTGATATTCCAGGGCAAGGGTGGCAAGACATGGGTTCTTTGGCATTAACGTCTTTACAACCATTAAGACATGCAAATGGTGCCACACAACCCGTCACGATATCTGTGTTTGCTTGGGCAGAAAATGTTGATCTTTCTGGCCTAACGCAAACTGATCCAGGAGCTATTGTTCCCCAATCCAGAGAAGAATGGAAGGGTATTGTGTCTAAACCTGCCTCAGTTGTAGCAAAAGTTGCTGGCGCACTGAAAAGTGTACCTATGATAAATAACTTTGCAATGGCAACTGAAATAGGAGCAAATTCCATCGCTAAAATGGCCGCTTTATTTGGATTTTCCAAACCCGCCACGCCGGAAATTTGCCCTTTGCAACCTATGTCACGTCAGTCAATGGCTGACACTGATGGGAAAGAAAATCTCGTCAAACTAGTTGTAGACACAAAGAATGAACTTACAATTGATCCTTCTGTAGCTGGAATAGATGCAAACGATGAGTTAGTGATTAACCAAATTGCTTCTCGTGAGTCTTTTCTAACCTCTTTCGATTGGGCAGTGGGAACAAATGTTGAAACCTTGTTGTTCAATATTTTAGTTGATCCATGTGTTTTTAATGAATATGGAACAACATTCCCAGAGATACATATGCCAGCATGTTGCTATGCAACCATGCCTTTTGAATTTTGGAAAGGTTCACTGAAATATCGTTTTCAAATTGTATGTAGTGGATATCATAAAGGCCGTCTCAAGTTTGTCTACGATCCTGTAGCAACACCCGGAGATGGTTCTTCTGAATACAATACAGCTTACACTCAAATTATAGATATTTCAGAGAATAATGACTTTTGTTTAGAAGTGGGTTGGGGACAAGCTTTACCATGGCGACAACACGCAGGTCTTTCTCAAGAAGCTGGCATTTACTATGGTGATTCTCCCCTTTTCTATAATAGTTTGCAATCTAAAGTTGGAAATGGAACTCTTTCAGTTTACGTGGTAAACGAGTTGACAGTGCCAAGTCCTGTAGAAAACAATGATATTCAAATTAATGTTTTCGTTTCGGCATGTGACGACTTTGAAGTAGCAGGTCCAACCGACTACTATCTTGGTCAACTCGGATTTACTGCACCAGCAGCTCCCCAGGATGTTTTACCACAGTCTGAGGAAGTTGATGATGTACCAGTTTCAGGTCCACCTGTTTTGAACCACATGGGTCCAATGTGTCCCGTGGATTCACTCATAAATAGAATACATATGGGTGAAGCAATTACTTCTTTTAGAACTTTATTAAAGAGATATAATTTGCATGAGGTTCTTACTTTAAATGGTGAAGGTGGATTTGAAGGAACTGGCGCATTAGTGAAATTTACTAGAACGATGTTTCCTTATACTCCAGGTTACACGGCAAATACTGCAGAGCAAAATAATTTAATTAGCACTATTCCTACTGGCAATTACGTTTATGCCAAAATGACACTTTTAAATTATTTGAAACCAGCTTTTGGGGCATGGCGAGGATCTATTCGCTATACATTGGATACTACTTTTAATGTCATTGCAGATAGTGAGTTTAATCACCCCAGTCTTGGAGATTCAACGTGGTCAGTCAGTCGTGTTTCTTCCAATCTTGATGGTAATTACAGTTCTATACCAAGTGATTCCATTGTTTTCCCCGATGTTACTACTCTCGGGGCACAGAAACACGATGTCTTGAAAGCACATGATTTTTCTTCTGGAATTTCAGGTACTACAAGATGGACTACAAAGGTCAACCCTATACAATCGTATGAGATTCCGTTTTATTCTCAATATCGATTTGCTCCAGCTAAACGGAGCACACGTTGGACCGCTGCAGATATATATCAGCCGTCGTATCAATTAATTGGATCATGTATGTATCCTGGAATCTTGCCATTCCAAATGTATAATTACGTGGCAGCTGGCGAGGACTTTACTATGATGTTTTATTTAAGTCCTCCTATTTTCTATTTTCAGGAATTGCCAGCATCGCAATTAAGATCAACAAATCAATAAAAACCGCTAACGGGGCGGTATTCCACATGAAAAGTGGAATGTTTTACGATTTTTTCAATAAATCGATTTTTAGGACCATGAGAGCCCATGGTCGCGGCATTTATAATGTCGTTGGTATCGCTACTATTTTGTAACTTAGTACAGGTTTTGTAACTTGGTGGCGATGCCACTAGGTGAAATTTTTTACTGTACTGATGCTCAATTTGTGTAGGATACCAGGATTCTATGTACTACTGTGTCAATTATTTTTAAGGTTAGAAGATCCCTTTTGGAATAATCGGCACCTTAC